GATCCGCTGCTCAACGTAGTCCTGCGCAGGCGATGGGAAGCCGCATGGCACGCGACTTACATAGAGTGGCAACTCCAGAATGGCGCGGATTTCCGCTGGTCTTAAAAGCTCCATTTTCGTGTTCTCAAAAAGTTACTGTATATAAATACAGTAATATCAATCACTGGAAATGATCAAGCCGCAGCGGTGGAGGTTTTTGTAAAGTCGTTGGTGATGATAGATATTTTTTCTTTGTAGCTGTCACGATTTTATGTGTCTGTCCCCATAAAGTGCTTAATCATGAGTAAAAGATAATCAGTAGTATCTATCCCCTTCAGACACTGTATTGTGGTGAAGCCAGCACGACTGGCATTCTGGATTTCCCTTCTCCTTTAACGAATTCATGCCTGTGTAACGCAGGCTTTTTTGCATCTGTGACTAAAAGCATATGAAATTCGCATATCTGCATCAAGTCAGGTGCAACCAACCTGGGCAGGTATATGATGAGCAAGTAACACAGCAATGCTGCTGCGTTCGAGAGTAGATACCAGTTAGCCCACTTTGGTGGGCTTTTTTTGTCTCCACCCTCAAGATAACTAGCGAGAAGCCGTTAACAAGCTGTGCGCAGGATTGCGCGACATAACCATAACGACAACAGGTATACGCTGGTTGGCCCGCTTCGTGCGGGCTTTTTTTTGTAATGTACTAATTGATAAGCTATTCTTAACCTCGTCTCTCACCGAGACTTCTATAACCCCATTGGAAGTGTCAGGCACAGGATTGATGCCGCCCGAATATCCGTTCGGGCTTTTTTTTCGCCTACCGCTTGGCTGTTTCTCCTGCAGCATCCTAACCTGACAGAACCCACCCCGTAGCCTGCTCAGATCGGCGCGGTATGCCTCTGCCCCGTCGCCGGGGCTTTTTTATGCCTGATGCATGGCTTTTCGGAATGTAGGTAGGGATTGGTGGGAAAGAGAATCTAACTGGAGGGATAGCTACCCCTTTTCATGCCCCATACTGAGTTTTTCCCCAAATGAGCCCCTATTTAGCCACTAATACTATATTGATTGCCTAAAGTCAGAGAGTGTACCGCTTGTTGCTCTGTAACGATTAAATTATCTTCAACCCCATTTTAAGACATATCTTTCAAAGTTGGTGCAAATACTTGGAAGAAAAAGGCTAGTTGAAGTCATCACCTGAAGAAACCTATTCGTTATAACCATATGAATTTATTGATTAATATTGAAGTTTTACATTTCTATCTCAGCTACTGATGGTATGCGCACATTCAAACATTAGTAAAAATTAACATTTTCTAACTTATCGAAGCTTACAGTATCTTGAAAAAAATTTACCAAAATCCTACAATAAGATTTTTCTTATAGCCGAATCGATTTAACACCATGAACAAAGATGTATTGGTTATTATCCGACACAAACTTGGCCGCAAACGGTTATTGAAAAGATCCTTTGATTCCGTTTCAAATCAGACCTTCATAAATAAGAGTGTTGTAATTTTTTGCATGGATTTTAAAAAAGAAGAATCTAGCAAACACGATTATTTATCCATCATTGATTCAAGCGTAAATTTCATAGATAGCAATCAAGATCTTGCTGAATATGTAAAAGATTCAAGTGCTGAGATGGTATGTTTTCTAGATGACGATGACTCATGGGCTCCAGAATACTTATCACGCCTCTTAAGCATGTTAATCAAGACTAATTCTTCCTATGTCTCTGTAAAAGGCATATCATGCCATACAAACAAAGTTAATGAGATTTGCGAAGGTAACAGAATCATCATTAATGATACTCAGCCTTGGAATCATTATCTAAATGTTGGGCCTCTGGACTTCGATGCAATTCACTATGCGAATTCAGTACCACTTTCATCATGTGTATTTTTTAAGAATTCAATTTCTGATTTGTTGTTAAGTCATGAAGTTAATAGCCCTTCTTTCTCATGGCCATTTCTGATTGAATTTTTATCTAAAAACGACATCTGGATTTTGCCAGAGGCATTATCTTTTTATCATTTCAGAGAAAAAAATGATAATGAGCTTGGAAACTACTCACTTGTAGATGCTGACGAATTCTCAATAAAACTTAAGGTGAAACTTAACAATTTAATGAGAAGAAATGGCAACACTGATTTCCTCACTTTATTGTTGAATACAATCTTAAATAAAACAAACTTTCATAGAATTGCAAGCGTCGATAGAAGAGTAAATGGAGAATAAAATGGATTTTAATAAATTTAAAGTCATTAGCTTTGATATATTCGACACGCTCGTTAGCAGAAGAATTTATCGACCAAAGGATCTTTTTTCATTGATGCAATCAAAAATCGCAACAATGGACAGCGCCTTAATTTATGGATATCTAATTGATAACTTTTCTGAGCTTAGAATACAAGCTGAAAGTGACGCGCGTGAAAGAAAAGTAAGGTTGTTTGGTGGAGAACCAGAGATATTAATTAAAGACATCTATGCTGAAATATCTCAAAAATGTCCTGATGTATCACCTGAGTTCATCGAAGAACTTATCAAACTTGAGATAGAATGTGAAAAATCAGTCCTTTACAAATGTAATAAAGGTTTTGAACTCTTCACTAATGCCAAAAAAGCTGAAGCATTAGTGTTATTGATAAGCGACATGTATCTCCCTTCTAACACTTTAAGGGAGATTTTAATATCGTGCGGCTATGACATCGAAGGCATTAAGATTTTCTCCTCCGGAGAAGAGACTCTTTCTAAGCATACCGGTTCGTTGTATGATCATGTAAAAGAAAAGTTGAATATTAATAACAATAATTGGATTCACATTGGTGATAATAAGCACGCGGATATCTCAAATGCTGAGATGAGAGGTATAAGTACTTTATATGCTGATTGGTCAGAATACAGTCACGAAAGATCTTATCACTGGAAGTCTAAGGATGTTATAGGCGAGTCCTTATACAAATCAGTGAATCTTAAGCAAGCCTCATACCATTATGATAATAATCCATTGTCAGAGATTGGCTTTAAGGTTTTTGGTCCACTCCTGTTAGGTTATATATCATGGTTAGCAACCCAGCTAAAAAACAATAAAATCGACAAGGCACTTTTTTTGGCGAGAGACGCGCACCTAATTCACAAAATTTACAGTACATACTTCACTAAAAATAGTGTTGAGAGTGAATACATTTATCTTTCAAGAGCGTCCACCTACATGCTTGGCATGACAGACTGGCCTATGCATCGCATTTGGCACTTGTTTGGTGGAAAAAACAAGAAAAGCCTTAATAAAATACTCTCGATAGTGGGCTTAGATGCGAAAAATCATTTATCTGATATCCATAACGTTGGATTCCCAGATGAAAACTATGTGCCCATGAATGGTGAGGAGCATAGAGTACATCAATTAATTAACAAGCTTTTTCAGCAAGTTCTTTTAAAAAACACAATTAATAGAACGCAATTTGCTGAATACTTCAAAAAAGCATGCAGTGGAAAACAAAACATTGCTTTAATCGATGTTGGTTGGATGGGCAATATACAATCTGTATTCTCTCGTTCACTAGGTAATGATTGGGCAGATAAAAACATAACCGGACTATATTTAGCAACTTTCGAAGGTGCTAATGATAACAAATCAATATACAATAAAATGCTTGGCTGGTTAACCAACTTTGGTCATCCTAAAGATAAGAATGATCAAATTTTATCAGGTGGCGTTGAGCTAATGGAGTTTGCAATGGCTGACAACACTGGATCAACTATAGGGTATTTGGCGACGGATGAAGGAATAGTTCCTTTGCGGGATGTCACTGGCAACTCGGAAAAAGATTACTTAGATAAAGCAGCCTTGCTTCAAAAAGGAATACTATCTTTCTTCGACTATATCCATCCATTGTTAGTAAATGGAAATTACAATTCTTTTGATAGTTTAGTTCTTTCTGAGCCATTCTTTAATTTGATTTGTAACCCTACGTCTTCTCAGCTTGAGACATTATCATCATTGACTCATGCTGAAGCAGCGGGATCAAATGCAGAAAGACTTGCCCTAGTAGAAAAAATCTCCTTGAAAAATAGAATATTTCCTGGTCCTATTTACGAAGAAGGCATTCAGAAAAGTTAGTGGAAAGAAGGCTTCAAGCGCTTAAACAGACGTAAAGTCTGGGGGAAATATCTTTAGTTAATTCTGTATAAATAATGGAGATGCCGAGTCACAACTCGGCATTCAGGATTTTATCTATTTCCATATCATGTTGCTGGCTTCAAAGGCCATGTGATATTAGGAGCGGTTGAGGTATCCACGCGATTCAGAAGCACCCGATACTTTTTCCAAGCAGCGAGTCGCGTCTTCTCATCATCCGTTGCCATATCCAGATCAACGGCATCCTGAAGGATTGAAATCGTCTGGCTGGCTTCTGAAATGAGATTTGCCTTTTGTTGCTCTGCCTGAGCTATAAGTTCTCCCTTCGGAACTTCGGGTGTAGGAGGGGGAGTGAAAAAACCTTCACTGTAAGTCCAGCCTATACCTGCGCCACTGCCATTAATTTTTATAGCAGTAGACCCATCTGGCGGATTCCATTCGGAACCTCCATCCCATAAAACCACGTTAGTAATTTTTCCATCAATATTTATTACCGCGTAATCATTTACATCCATCAGGAATACTCCCATACAATTACCATGCCTGGATTGCCGGTTTTACCCGTATAACTTGTTCCAGCTGAGGCATAGTATCCATCAGCACCTCTACCTTGCCATCCTCCCGGGAACGGGGAATTTGGTGCAGAGAATCCGCAAGCAGTTCCCGCTGTTACCTGAATTACTGGAGATGACAGTGTCTCGCCCTGAGAAGACGAAAGAATGAAGCCCGTAGATGTATTTACGGCGCCGGTACGGTGATAAGCCGAACCAGAGACGCCAGCGCCCGCTGATGACAATGTCCCGTCGGAAGGATTGCCGCCGTCGAGTGACATGTAAGGGCCGAAATATGTTGCTCCGCCGTAATTGCCCGCCGTCCCGCCGGAACCTACAGTCACAGTAAGCGGCGTTGAAATAGCACTGATATCAAATCGGGATTTATTGTACTGACCGTGATAACCCGGTGTAGAACCACCTGTTTGTCCGCTGGCAGTTGATCCAGAACGACTCCCACCACCGCCAGAAATTGCTTCGACAATAATTTTTTTGGTTCCCGGTGTTGGTGTGTATTGCCCGTTATTGACAAATATCTGGATATTAAGAAGTCGACCTGTGCCAACCAAGGTTTTGATTGCAGCCGTAAGCTGCGAATTAGTGTTTTTGTTTAATGTAAGGCCTGCTGATTCAATTACCCCTGCCAATTCCTCCTGTAAGGTATCGAAATAATCCGCATCAAGTGCTGTAGGAAGTAATCCAGTTTGCGGGTTACCCCCCGTAAAACCGTTTTTACCCTTACCAAATTTGTCAACCTGCGCGGTAGATGTATCTATACGATGCATTAGTTACTCCGTGTATAAAAAAATTAAGAAGGTGTGAGATGGAGCCAACTTATTAAGCACGCACTCAACAACTGTTTCACCCCAAGTCCTAATTGAATCTGTGCAGTTACTGATGCATGTCATTGGGCTTATTTGTGCCGATTTAGGAATATTTACGCGCCAGTAATAGCGCCATTCATCACTATATAAAGAGTCTGTACAGGCAGAATTACAGGTAAAACTGCTTTTCAAATATCTTGTTATAGTTGTATTGGTATATCCAAGTGCATCAAGTTGTGCTCGATAAAAAGATTCGTTTATTCCACCAGCAAGGTTTATCTTCGCATCGAGCCTCTGCCGACGTTGCTGAAGCGTTTGAGTGCCCTCGGGGGCGCAAACATCTGGAAGCCCTGAAATTTGCTCGTAGCGGTCTATCAACTCGGTAACAGACCGAGGATCAATCTCTAGCATCAACTCATCACCGCGTGCGTGAGTGCGAGAAAGAACTGGCGCAAATCCCATTAGCAAAGGGTCGCTTGCATCCCATGCTGGTCCGCGTGGTAACAACGCACCAAGCATTTGTTGATACTGCGCTGTCAGGTCCATGTGAAGTCCCCTACTACCCCAACTTCGCCTTTTGCGATTGGCACCTCATCTGTCGGACTGACAAGAACGTGACTATATTCGCCTGTCGCTAGACTAATAGCCTCGCTGATTCGGGAAGGCTTCAGCGCCCCTTCGGGCACGCCATCGCGCAGATTCATCGCTCTGATCTCCGCTTCAACGGCCAGCCTGATTTCTTCTGTGTCTGGTGTCAGTCGGATGTGATAATCTACGACATGCGGGGTCGCCGCGAATGCATAAACATCTGCGCCGGCTATCGGCGCGCGCGGTTCAATATGTGCCTGAACAGCGGCCACAACAGCTGCATCCGGAATCGGGTTGTAAAGGTCGCTGTTTGCCAGCATGACGCCCACCGTGCCGCGACCTGACCAGTGCCGGTAAGTCCATGCGCGGGTTACGCCTGATACCTCTTTCGCCCATACCTCATAATCGGCGTCTGCTCCACCCTGTGGTGTGTAATACCAGCGCTCAATGATTCTTGCGCGCCACACTTCGAGGTCCTCTATGTCGGTGCCGCCCTGAATACTGTCCGCGACAGCAGCGGAAGGCAGACCCGCTACCGGGCTTGTGAGGCGCATCGTAATGCCATCATCTGTGTTGCCGGTTACGCCTGCCGTATCGCAGGTGACGGGTACCCGCAGAACACCGCCGGATGGCGTGGCGCTGGCAGTGGTGGTGAATGATACAAGGTCATCCCTCTGAATTGTCACGCCGGCAGACAGGCCTGTCGTTCCCGTCACGCCATCCCATCGGACATAGCCAGATGCTGCCGTTGCGGCTTTGCGCGGGGCTCGCTTCATATTGCCGTGGCGGATTAGCCAGTCTTCATCAGCAAGATCGGGAAGAAGATTCCTTGCGAGATAATCGATATAGCCATATACGGTATGGACAGATGCTGCCATAACGCGGCTGTAGACTTCAGCGTCAGTCCTGCGCAGCTCTGCCAGCGTTGTATCAGCCGCGAGGCGGGTGAGGATGTCGCTCCGTACTGCGGTGATCAGCTGCGGGAGTGTCGGGCGGGAAAATCCGCTATCAGCCATTGAGTTCACTCCATAAATCATCAAAGGAAAGCGTCAGAGTTGTGCCGTCCTGTTTCTGTATAACTGTGGACGCTGACATTGAATTTATGCCAAGCCTTTGCGCTGTGACATTTACGCGAGCGGCTACACCATCAGCCGTCAGCCACTGCAGCGCTTCTGTGATGTACTCACGAGCTTTCATCGGCGTCTGGTTGGTTAGTTTTGAACGCTTAAGTAAATAAAGGCGGGAGCCGATTCGGTCATTCTGAACGGTCGGGTACGTGTCGCCCCACCAGCCATTTGCCTCTTCAGGCGCATCGTCTTTGCCTGCTTTTCTCCAGGTTAAGAGGGAAATGACAACCGCGCGCGTGAGCGGGTCGGTTAGTTCGTAAACCGCCTGCTGTTTGCCATTTATCGTGAGGATCATGAACCACCCATTTGTTGCAAGGTTGCGTCGGTTGTGCCGCCACCATCACCGTTTTCTTTATGTTTGTGACCGTTGTACGTCACACGCATCTGGGCCATAGCAATGCCGCCAGAATTACAGTTGTCGGTAATGTTCCCGGTTGATTCGATATCCATTTCGAAACGGGCTTTTGGTGCATTAATGAAGGTGATTATTTGCCCGCCGCCATCAACGACAATCCCCTTTCGCTTCAGGGTTATCGACTTCCCCTGGTCGTCGTAGATAGCGACTTCTCCCCCTTCCAAACCTTTAAGCCGGAAGCGGCGATCTGCCACCACCAGCACGACGCCATGAGAGCGGTCACCGTCAAAGTAAGCCGCAACGGCCTCCGCGCCGCTCAGTGCTGCTGACGTAAAGCCATAGGGCTCAAGGTGTTCGATATCGCTTTTGCCTTCATTGCCTGGCATGCTGATTTCCAGCATCTGGCACTTGCTGGCCGTGTCGATACCACGTAAAACCGCTCTGGCGAGAACGTTTGAGAGTGCGCGGTTAAGCGCATTGAGAGGACCTGCCATCAGAAATCATCCTCCGCTGCGGCTTTTTTCTTACGCTTGCCGGGTTTGGCAGGCTCAGGAAGGTAAGCATCTGCGGGGCCAACACGCAGCTCACTGATGGTGCCGTTTTCATCCTGCTGATAGGTCACCTCGGCGATTACCATTTCACGGTTATCAAATCCCAGAACAGGATCGAATACGTTCACCAGCATGTTGGGCTGCCACAGATTACCGTCTCCCTGATGCCACCCCTGAACGGTGTAAGTCACCTCGTCAGTTTTAGCGGCGCGCTGGCGCATTTCGAACTCGCTGCGCTCTGCGCAGGTTGCTGAGGTGGCATTACCGGTCTGTCTGACCAGCAGCGGCCTGTAACCTGCAATGCCTGTGTCTGTTGCCGTACCACGAATCGCTGTTGTGGTTGCTTCGCCAAAATCATTGTTGTTTCCGGCGCGCATGCCTGATACCTGATAACTACTGAAGCGGTCTTTAATACTCTGCTCGCTGTCACAGGTCAGAATGTTTTCCCCCAGCACCAGCGCGGTTGTTGCTTTAACGGTACCGATCCCGCCAATGACTAAATCACCCGCTGCGTTGTCATAGGCCAGCGCCTGCTGCAGGCCAAGCATCTTATTCAGCACATCCATAACGGATTCACCCTGGTCTGCCTGCACGCCCTGCAGTACGCCGGAAACGCCGCCCGCATCCACAACGTTTACGCTGAACGGTTTGGCGAGGTCTGCGGCAACCTGAACGATTGATCGTCCGTTGTACTGCGAGGGCGCAGCTGAGCAATCAACCAGGTCAGCCGTTTTACTGCGGCCAACAATACCCATTGAGATACTGTTAGCGTCATACCGAACAGGCGTTGCCTCCACCCATCCGGTGATAACAAGATCATCACCGATCAGCACTTCAACCTTATCGGCCTTTTTTATGCGGCTGCGGCGGCTTACCTGCGATTCATCACCAGGCCATGAGCGCGTGATCTGGACGTTAAAATCCCTTGCGATACGTTCAATGCCGGCGGCAATGCGGACAGAGGTCCATCCGCCCCACTCACGGCCATTGACGCGTAGAAGTACGGTTGTATTCACTGGACGGGCACTCTCAGGGTTTTAACCGGAACAAAGCCGGGGTGCCGGATGGCGTTGCGAGCGGTAATGTCATATTCACGCCCGGCATCGTCGTACCAGTCAGCAGCAAGTACGACTGCAGGTAAAACTTCGGGCGGTATGCGCTCAACCGTTCTGGAAGTTTGCTCAAGGCGCGCCGTGATATCTTCATTCAGCGCAGTGCGCACCTGACGGAGTGCGAGAAACAGTCCGTCATCGGTTACGCGGCTCATCTCCTGATCTATGGCCGAGTTCAGCGTATCGCGTAAATTGGTCAGTTCATCCCATGACGGGACCATGTCCGTAGCAGTGGAAGTCATAACGCCCACAGCTGTGTCATCTTCCA